GATCCCTCTGAAATCAGTCTAGAGTAAAAATGTTTGCTATCTAATCAAATGTGAACATTTTACTTGAGAATACTCCAGTATACTACATTACAAACCATTAGCTCGGAACAACTAAAACCTCCCCTCGCTCTATGGATTGTCCTAACTTTTTCGACAGTTAAGAGGGTCTATTGAAGTCAGCAAATTATTATCGGATAGGCATAAAATCACTTTATAGTCAAAAGCTTACCACCCTTATCTGCTTCACCGAAAATGTTTAATGACTAGCTCCTCTACAAGCTGCATTTCACTTTGACTAAATCCAAGTAGCTGGCGTTCTGCGTACTGCAACTCCTGAGCATGCGCATTTGGCCGGTCTTTAAGACCGTATTGATGAACGCGAGCAATGCGCTTCACTTTGCCGGTGAATTCCACCACCGCGCTGTTTTCACGGCCAGTGGCTTTCATGTAGCGGCTTGTGCGTAGCTTCTGGAACATCGCCCGTTTAATCCGAGCGGTTTTAGCCCTGAGAGGCTGACGCTTTCGCGCCTGATAGGGTGAGCCGTCCGGGGCTTTTTGCTGTTTGATACGTTGCTGTTGCGATTTGCGCAGCTCCTTTGCTATCTCCCCGGCCAGTTTCCGGCGCGCTGCCGGTGACAGGGCTGCAATCAGACCATTGAGCCTGTCGTCAAAGGGCTTTAATTCACTCATCCCACTTACTCACCAGTTCGCCGTTGATGTAGAGCTCTTTTGGACGCGTGACGGGTTCAGGCAGTGGCGGCTCCGGGGCATAGCTCACATGCAGTGCGCCGTCTTCCTCTTTGATGAGGGTGCGCTCGGTGAGCTGCAGGCTGATGCTGATATCGACACTGTCCCCGTCGTTTAAATCCATCTGGAAACGATAGCCCTTTTTACGCCCCTCATCGAGCGTGCAGATATCCGGCTGGTTTTCCCTGAGCCACGCGGCCACCGGCACGAAAATCAGGTCAGGGTCGCCCACAAAGTCACACACGATCACATTCAGGATATAAATTTTCTCATGTGACAGCGAGGCCGCGAGACGTGCATCGATATTGCCCTCATCGGCAAAGATGCGCATCATTTCGGGGTTCGTTTCCAGTTGCGGAATGGCTTTAATCAGCGCTTCGCGCAGGCTGCGTGCTTTCTTCATCGAGTTTATCCTGACAGTCTTTGACGGTTTCAACCTGCAGCGCGCAGGCGGCGAGCGCGTGCTCAAGCCTGCGAATATCGTCGCTCAGGTCGCCATTAGTGGCCGGGTCGCTTTCCGGCATCGGGCAATAACTCACCTTCGGGCAGGCGCTGTAAACAATGACCGGCGGAGGCGCAACCGGCACGGGTGTGCAGCCTGCGCACAACATCAGGCAGCTTATCGCCATACCAGCGGCGTAAGGTTTCATTCTCATTAATCAGCCTCGTAATGGTTTCTTCTCGCCGCGCGGCCATTTCACCTGCGGCCATCAGTTCGCTGCGTAAACTGACCTGCGCGGTTTCGTTCGTCCTGGCGATTTGCTGCGACACGGAAAGCTGATTTTTCAGCATTCCTATCGTCGTTTTTTGTTCGGTAGCGACCTTATTCGCCCGCTCAAATGAGCGGGACAGGTTGCCGTTTTCATGACGCTGCCAGATCACAACCGCCATCAGCGCGGCCAGTAAAAACAACATCACTTTCATTGAATCCCCCTGAGGCAGTAAGCACGCTCCTGCGCACGGCGGTTCTCCAGCCCTTTGTTTATTTCGCCATTCACATAAACCCACCGGGGGAGCTGGTCGCATACCTGCCACCATTGATGGCGCTTGATATAAGCGACCATCGTCGACCGGCAGGCCGCACCGGTTCCCACGTTGAATGAGAAACTGACCAGCGCGTCGTAAATGTGCTGCGGCATTTCCACCGGCACGCAGACCGCGAGGCGTTTCTCGACGTTCATGACATCCGCGACCAGATTCGCCGCCGCCTGACGCTCGGTAATTTCCCCTTTCGGCACGACGCCTGCAGTGTGGCCGATGCCTGACGTCCACACTCCCGCGCTGCACTGGTAAGGCGTCAGGCGACATCCTTCGAGGTCGGCAATCAGCGCCAGCCCCTCGGGCGAGGTGTTAAGCAGACGAAAGTCAGGCATCAGAGCCGCCAGCGCCAGCACTGCGGCCACACTGCAACGTTTAACGATTGATTTCACGAATAGCCCCTTTATCGAGTCCGAGCGATGTCAGATAGAGGTACGTCTTGCGCTTAAACCAGTAGTTCGTCAGCGCAGTAAAAATGGCGCATCCGCCGCCCACGTAAAGCGCCATCTTTTCGGGTGACATTGCCCCGAGATATGCCAGCGCGACGGCCAGCCAGTAGGCGATAAACGTGGTGATTTTTTCCATACTCAGTCCCATAGATTCACCGTTTCGGTTCTGGCCGCGCTGTCGGTCTCGGGCAGTTCAATTGCCGTGCCGTTCGGCAGGATGACACCGAGCTCAGACAGGCCGGGATTCGCTTCTAAGACGGTTTCGACCACGCCCTCTGTGCGCCCGTAGTAGCGCGCACAAATCGCGTCGAGGGTGTCGCCCTGCAGCGCATACGCTTTCATCAGATTTGCCCTACAATGCAGCGCGCTTTGTCCTGGATGCGCGCCACAGACCAGCGCATGTCCCGCCACATTTCATCGATAGTGCTGTCGATGCTGTCGGCCTTTTTGTCGCCTTTGGCTGTCGCATCCACGCCGCGAAAACGCTCATAAAGCGTGGCCGTCGTCATCGAGCACACGGCGTTGAAGTAGTGGAAAACGCGCACGCTCTCGCCGTCGAGTTTGTCCGTCGGGACATCGGCCAGCGTGGCGTAACCGGCATCGATCTGACGCTCGCGCCAGTCGCTCAGCTCTGCGTTAGTCTCCGCGATGGCGGTCTTAATCGCCCGGCGCAGACGCACAGGGGAAACGGTCTGCTCTAAACGCATTTCCTCGCGCACGCGCTTCGGATCCACGTCAGGAAAAAACGGGGTGTTTTTGATTACCGGCTCGCTCGCGCCCGGTGGCGGTATCACCACGCCCGGCACATCCTGCGGCTCTTTGTTTTGCTCAATAATCAGCGTCGTCATGACAACCTCGGGTAATAGGTGGGCGGTGGACGCCGGTCGCAGTCAGGGCAATTGATACCCGCATTGACCGGCGTGCCGCCCGGCTCGGGGAGCGCTCGGTTAACCTGCGGCTTTAACCGCCTTTGGTGGACGCCCGCGCCGTGCCGCTGGTTTGGCGGCTGGTTTGCGCGTGCGCGGTTTAGTTGTTTTGGTTTTCGGTGCCGGTTCGGGTTTTGGCCTGAGCTGGCGCTCTAACTGCTCGATGTCTTTTCGAACGCCGATGGCGCTCTCTAACTGGATCGCACGCTGCAGGTGCGCCAGTGCCTCGGGCAGTTGCTCTGCGTCACGCAGCACGTAGCCGGTGATTTTGTGCAGCTTCGCGCGCACGATGTCGGGCATATCCGCACGCTCGGTCAGCGCGAGGGTGTCGAGCAGGGTCGCCAGTTCGACAGGCTGTTTTGCACTGCGCAGGCGCTGCGCGGCCAGTGCCACCTCCTCGGCCAGCAGGTAAGGCGTCGGACGGCGACCGGTCGGCATGGTCAGGCCATAGGTCAGCGCATAACGGGCAATTTCCAGCGCCCCGGCGATATCGTCAGCATCGAGACGCCACAGCATGACCGTCATAACGATGTCATCCTGTGCGCCTTTGCCGTTTGCGAGGACGCCAGCGACCCACGGCAGATAGAACGGCAGCAGCTCGCGCTTTTTGTCTGCCTTGCGTTCATTGGAGCGGATTTGTTTCAGCGTGCGGTTGTCTGCGGCCAGCTTAACGAGCATCTGCTCATAGGCAGTTGCATTGCGCAGCGGGGCAGCAGCCCGCCGCGCTGTTTCAGAGGCCGAGACCCGCATCATGTGACGCGCTGCGGGACTCGTCATGGCTTACTCTCCGCCTTCCGGTGCTGCAGGGGCGGTGAAGTCACCGAGCTTGATATTTTCAATCAGGCAACCGGCAGCGTATGCCTCGACCACGTAGTCGGTATTCATTGACTCGTAGTTTTCGATGCGGTCTTTCTTCGGGTTTTCAATGATGCTGCGGCGATGCGCGTCATCCATGAAGTAGATAGACAGGTTGTCGAGACGCGTCACCATCAGGGCATTAGCCGGGAAGTAAGGCACACGCACGGCTGGCAGGTTGCCGATTCGCTTCTGGCTGATGATGATGTCAGCGGCCAGCGACTCGCTGTTTTCCTGGTCTTTGTTGACGATAGGGAAATATTTATCCGCCATCAGCTTACGGCCAGTTATGACAACCAGCTCCGGGTCATCCTGATAAATCTCGTCAATCAGGTTGCCGGTGGCATCCATGACCAGCGCGTCGAGGTTCGCATAATCACCGTTTTTACCCACGCGGATCACATCGGAAATCACCGTGCCATCCTCGTCGGTGATTTTTGACATCACGCGCGCTGGGGCTTCATTGCGATACTTCTGCAACCAGCCCACGGCCACATCCTGAAGCATCGGATTTTTTTTGCGGTCAGATTTTGCGGCGCGCTCAATGCCGTTGAAACCGGCCATGATGAAATCGAGCGCCTGACGCTTAATAATGGCGTTACGGATACGGGTCTGGAAGTCCTGGAATCGCGCCCACAGGTCAAGCTGTTTGTAGCGGATATGGAAGTCAAAGTTAATCTGCGCGCACTCGTATGTATTGGACTCCAGCGCAGTAAAATCAGCGGTTTCACGCTCGCCATCGCCGTCAGTATCAGCGGTGCTAGCGATTGTGCCGTTAACGCCCACACCGACCTTTTCGCCTTTCAGTTCGTCGACCGGCACGATGTTGATTTTCGTCAGGAATGAGGACGATTCCTGCACGGTGTCCATCATGGTTTGCGTGACCGATGGCTCGACGGTGAATTTCTTCGCCACGTCATCGGTGGAAATATCGTTCAGCTCCGCGACACGGGTCAGGTAGGCATTGAATTTAAAGCGGGTTTGTTTACGCATGGTTTTTCCTGTTCGGGTAATAGGTTTCAGGCCGGGCGGCGAGCCCGGCGGGTTATCAGCAGTTGGTCAGCAGCTCGTCGCCCGTACCACCACGTGAAAGCTCGCGGCGCGGCTGGCGCTGGCTTTCGGTGTTATCGAGGGAGTTTTTGAGGGCGTTAAGCGCCTGCGTGCTTGCTTCGGCCTTGTTGGTCACGTCCTGCTTAAGCTGCGCCAGTTCATTCTCAAGCTCGGTGACGCGCTGGTCGGTGGCGGTGAGGTTGGTTTGCACCAGCTCGGTGACGGTGGTCACCGCTTCATGCACATCAGCGAGACGCGCGTCATCGCTGGCCTGCTTGCGGCTGAAAATGGCCTTAACCTTGTCGGTCAGGCTGTTGAGCATGGTGTCGGGAACGTCCTCAAATTCCAGTTCAGCCAGTGACGCAACAGAGAAGAGATCGCCCGGCTGGTCTTTTTTACCGGCGAGCGGGTTCTGTGCGGCGCGGCTGCAGAATTCGAGGTATTCGGTGCCGAGGCTTGCAGGGTCATCGGTGACGGCAAGCCCGACGAGATAGCACTTGCCACTGTTGGCAAAGTTCGGACGGATTTCCATGGAGGTGTAAACCTTCTGCCCGGCCTTAACCATGCTGACCAGCTCGTCGAGAGGCTGGATTTTGCCAAACAGCGCTTTTTTGCCATCAAGCGCAGAGCCGTCGCTGATAATCTCCGCCTTAAGCTCGATCACATCGCCATAACGTTTAAACAGGCTGTCAGGCATCAGCCCCCGGATATGTTCGAGGTTAATGCGGCAGCCGTAGACGCGCGGGTCGAACGTGTCGGCTATATCCTGAATATCATCGCCGCTGATGATACGGCCATCGCAGGTGTCACCCTCGACGCCGATGCGAAACCATTTAGAAACTTTCTTTGCCATTGTTCAGGTGTCCTGATGTTGGGTTTTCGGGTCGGGGTTAGTTTCCCGACTCTGACCCGTATCAGCCACCGCTTGCGCTCCTGTTAGATCTGATACAACAAGCACTTAGCGCCAATAAACCGCCATTTCCTTAGCCTTGCCACGTAACACCAAAAACGAGGCAAGCATGACCATTTCAACTGACCTTTCTCTGTTAAATGACCCGCGACGACAGGCGCGTCTGTTGTACTGGCAGGGGTTCGCCGTCCCGCAAATCTGCGAGATGCTGCAGCTCAAGCGCCCGACCGTGCAGAGCTGGAAACAGCGCGATGGATGGGAAGAAACCGCGCCGATTAACCGCGTGGAATCGACGCTGGAGGCGCGACTTATCCAGCTCTACGCAAAGCCAGACCTGACGCCGCATGACTTCAAAGTCGCAGATTTCCTGTCGCGCCAGATGGAGCGTCTCGCGCGCGTAAACCGCTACGGCCAGACCGGAAACGAGGTGGATTTAAACCCCAATATCGCCAGTCGCAACAAAGGGGATCGCAAAAAGCCGAAACGTAATTATTTCAGCGAGGAGGCTATAGAGAAGCTGGAAGAGATTTTCTTCGACCAGTCGTTTGAGTATCAGCTCCGCTGGCATAAAGCAGGCTTAGAGCACCGCATCCGCCACATCCTGAAATCCCGCCAGATTGGCGCGACGTTCTACTTTGCCCGCGAGTCACTCCTGCGCGCGCTTAAGACCGGTCAGAATCAGATATTTTTGTCGGCCAGTAAGACGCAGGCGTATGTGTTCCGTAAATACATCATCGCCTTTGCCCGTCTGGTTGACGTCGACCTGTCAGGCGACCCGATTGTCATTGGCAACAACGGCACAGAGCTGATTTTCCTTGGCACCAATTCCAACACCGCGCAGAGCCACAACGGCGACCTGTACGTCGATGAAATTTTCTGGATCCCCAATTTTCAGAAGCTGCGTAAAGTCGCCTCGGGCATGGCCTCGCAGTCGCACCTGCGCACAACCTACTTTTCAACCCCGTCAACGCTGGCGCATGGCGCTTACCCGTTCTGGTCAGGTGAGCTGTTTAACCGTGGCCGCAGCAGCGCTGCCGAGCGTGTCGACATCGATATCAGCCATAAGGCGCTTGCCGGTGGCATGCTGTGCGCGGATGGCCAGTGGCGACAGATTGTCACCATTGAGGATGCGCTCGCCGGTGGCTGCACCCTGTTTAACCTCGACCAGCTCAGGCAGGAAAACAGCGCGGATGACTTCCGTAATCTGTTTATGTGTGAGTTCGTCGACGACAAGGCGTCGGTATTCCCGTTTGAGGAGCTGCAGCGCTGCATGGTCGATGCGATGGAAGAATGGGAGGACTTCGAGCCGTTCGCCGACCGTCCGTTTAACTGGCGTCCTGTCTGGATTGGTTATGACCCGTCACACACCGGCGACAGCGCAGGCTGTGCGGTACTGGCTCCGCCGCTGGTTGCCGGTGGTAAGTTCCGCATCCTTGAGCGTCACCAGTGGAAAGGCATGGATTTTGCCGCGCAGGCCGAGGCCATCCGGGCGCTGACAGAGAAATACACCGTCGACTATATCGGCATCGATGCGACCGGCATCGGTCAGGGGGTTTACCAGCTCGTGCGCTCATTCTTCCCGGCGGCGCGCGCCATCCGCTACACGCCGGAAATGAAAACCGCAATGGTGCTCAAAGCAAAAGACACCATTCGCCGCGGGTGTCTGGAATACGACGCCGGTGCAACCGACATCACGCAGTCATTTATGGCTATCCGCAAAACCATGACCAGCAGTGGCCGCAGCGCCACCTACGAAGCCAGCCGCAGCGAGGAAGCCAGCCACGCGGATATCGCATGGGCAACCATGCACGCGCTGTTAAACGAGCCGCTTTCCGCCGGTAGCGGTATGCAATCAGCCTCCATTCTGGATATTAACTAAGATGAAAAAACGCCAAAAGAAACAGCCAAAACAGACCAGCATGACCGCCAGCGCGCCGCAGAAAATGGAGGCGTTCACCTTTGGCGAGCCGTCACCCGTTCTGGATCGCCGCGATATACTCGACTATGTCGAGTGCATCAATAACGGCAAGTGGTACGAGCCGCCGGTCAACTTCTCGGGGCTGGCAAAAAGCCTGCGCGCCGCCGTGCATCACAGCTCCCCGATTTACGTCAAGCGCAACATTCTGACCAGTACCTTTATCCCGCACCCGTTGCTGTCGCGTCAGGACTTCAGCCGCCTTGCACTCGATTATCTGGTGTTTGCCAACGGTTATCTTGAAAAGCGCATGAGCGTGACCGGGCAGCTCATGAAGCTTGAAACATCTCCGGCCAAATACACCCGCCGTGGTGTCGAGGAGGGCGTTTACTGGTACGTGTCGGACTATACGCACCCGCATCAGTTCGCCCCCGGTTCGGTGTGCCATCTGCTTGAGCCTGATATCAATCAGGAGCTCTACGGGATGCCGGAATACCTGAGCGCGCTCAATTCCGCCTGGCTGAATGAATCCGCCACGCTGTTTCGTCGCAAGTATTATCAAAACGGCGCGCACGCGGGTTACATCATGTACGTGACCGACGCGGCGCAAAGCAGCACCGACGTCGAGGCGCTGCGCTCCGCTATGCGCGACTCGAAAGGACTCGGGAATTTTAAAAACCTGTTTTTCTATGCCCCGAACGGGAAACCGGACGGCATTAAGATCGTGCCGTTGAGTGAAGTCGCCACAAAGGATGATTTTTTCAACATCAAGAAGGTGAGCGCCGCTGACCTGCTTGATGCGCACCGCGTACCGTTCCAGCTTATGGGCGGCAAGCCTGAAAATATCGGCTCGATGGGGGATATCGAGAAGGTGGCGCGGGTGTTTGTACGCAACGAGCTGACGCCGCTGCAGGAGCGTTTCAAAGAGATAAACGACTGGCTCGGGAAGGAGGTGATCCGCTTTAAGGATTACAACATCGAGACCGATTAACCCCGCATGAAATGCCGCCTCCGGGCGGCACATCCTCAGACCTCACCAGACGCCGCACACGCCACGCAACCCCGCCAGCGCCTCACGTTCGACCTCACCACCCAGCACGCGACCACGACGCGCACAGACGCGCAAAATAAATCCTCTCACCACGTCTGGCGCGCAGTGCTATCCCCGCCTCGCCTGCGCGCTTAACGGGTCGCTTTTAATGCAGATGCATCAGGAGCCCCGAGCCGCGCCAGCGCTGGCGCGGGCTCGCAAATTCTGGAATCATAAACGAATGCAAACTCGTGCACCTGATGCATGCGCCGCTAAAAAACAGAAAAACACCTTAAAAATGGCATAAAAAAACCGGCATTTAGGGTGCCGGTTTCGGTAGGGTTTTGTCGCGATTACAGGCCGCGCAATGCGCCAATAACACTATTGAGGCACATGCTTGCAACAATCAGAAGAAAAATTGTCGTCCACGGATTTTCATAAATGAGTGATAACATATTGATATAGATCCTGTTATTTGTGCATTCTAATATGGTTTAACAGGTGTTTTATAACGATCGTAAGCTCATCTTTACTGGCTTGCTCGACCATTTTTGCGGTATAGCTTTCCACCTCGCGAGAGCTCAGGTCGTTGTTTAAGGCCATTACAGTCAGTTTCTTGACCCAATCTGCAAATGGGTCTATTGATGAAAGGGAATTACACATGTCCAAAAACCTCGAGTTATTTAACCAGCAGACGGCGGAAATCTTTGCAGTACTATGGGACAACTTCCCAGTACCACAGGCCATTTCCTACGCGAAATTTAACGCCGCGCTACCTGATGACTACTTTGACCAACTTAACTCACCGGAAATGAAAGCGTTAAGAGAACTACGTAGTGTGGTTGAAGGCACATTCACTTTTCTTAATGAAAATGGCTACATCTTGTACGGAACAGACCACCAAACCTATTTCCATGATGTGCGCCTGACTGAGAAAGCCCTTGCTGTGCTCAACAAAAAAACCGAAGCGCTTGGTGGTAATGAAACGATGGGTGATAAAATTATCAGTGCGGTGAAGGACGGATCGCCGGGAGTTATTGCCGGTGCGGTGACGAACCTGCTGACCCTCGGTGTCAACTTGATAACAAGCTAACTTTTTGCGAGTCTCTTAGCTCTACCTCATCAGTTTTAAGTAGATTGCACTTCAGTTGATGCAAGATAAAATGCCTTTTTCACATAACATATGTTATTTTTTCAAGATGTTCCAAAGCCCGAATGAAGAAAATGAAGCACACAAAAGCCGAGATAGTTAAAGTAAATGGTGAATTCTCTCTGAGCTTACTTAGCTTTGATATAGTTCACATTAAGAAAACTTTAGAGCACAAAAGAAGCATTAACTATTACTGGAATACTAAAACGAAAGAGGTTATTTGCGGCTCAGGCTCACTGCGAAATCATCATGATATCCCATCTGTAGCTCATTTATTTCATTACAAAAAAAGAGCTTGCGACCTTAGCCGTGAAGAAATCCAATTAGGCGACTCTGTATGTGTGTTATTCAATACAACTGCCGCACTTTT